ACTAACCCAGCATTGGAAGGTTTACACAGCAACACTGGTAAATCTGCTAACCCAACTGCTAATGGTAGTAAGTTGCCTGGCAAATATAAGCGTCCAATTACCAAAGGTTAATCATGGCTGAAATGAAGGCTAAGTTATCTAAACCTAAGACTAGTGCTAAAACTAAGTCTAAGGAATCAAAGATGATTAAGCCACCTAAGCCTAACAAACCGGTAAAACTAAAGCCCAGACCTCGTAGCACAAACAGCAGAACTGGCGCTTTAGGTGCGACCAGCCCATACTAAATAACTGTGAGACAATAGTCTCAATATTATAGCATAGTAAACGGGGAAACATTAGTTTCCCTTGTTTATATAAAAGGAATAGAAATGACAAAGAAACTAACACCCCCATCTACAGCACAAGTAGACAGCCCTTGGGACGATGCTCCCACAAAACAAGAAATCCTAGAAGTCGCAGAACAAGTAGCAGGTATTGCACCTAAGTCTACAAGCACAGCTGACTTTGACATTGATGGTCTAATGACAGACTTTCCCACTGCCAAAGAACTAGAGCGTTTTGTCTTTGATGAAACTGGTATTGTATTAAACCTAAAAGGTCGTGCTAACAAGTTAAAATATCAAGTAGCCATGGATGTATTAAATGGCTTAGAAGTTGATCCAAAGTTCTTAGGTGGAGAAAATCCATACATTGATAAAACAGAACTAGTGCCAGTTGAAGACTTAAAAGAAGTTCCACAACGCGACAAGCATTTACCAGAACCAAACCAATTACAAAACATATTTGTAAGTAACATTATACCGCACACAGACTTTGAAGCTCGTATGCAGGATAAGAAAGTTAGTGTATATTTCCGTAAGTATAAGACAGGTGAAATCAGTTATGAAATTACAGGTCCAATTGAACAACGCCCACACGGTATGAAACTAGACAAATATGGTCGTGAACGTCCAGAGATTATCAAATGGGTTGATCCCAGAACAGGTGAGCAAACTATTGTTCGCAATGATGGCACATTAACTCCACAGGGTCGTAAACTTCGTGCGCTAATGCAAAGTTTTAAAGTTAATAACAGTAACCAATGGGACACTTGGATTGACCGTGAATTCATTACATTGAATGATGGTATCAAATCTAATGTTTGGGACCTTGATTCATGAACGACGCACGTAACAGTGAAATAAAGCGTGCCACTGAAGCAGCCAAAGTCAGTGACACATTAATCCTACAAAAGATTAATGCCAGTCATAGAATTGCATTTCACGAAAAGTTCCCTGGACAGATTGAACACATATTACGTTTGTTAACAGAACGCTTACAAGCAGGACTTGACAAGCGTGATGGTGTTGAAATTGACAATCCAGATACTTGGAAAATGACATGTAAAGAACTTGCTGATCTAAGTGTAGCAATACATCATGCTTATATTGTTAAAGAAAAATTAACCAATGTTCAACCTAACACATGATGAAAGTTCAGCAGTAGATGTAAGTGGAGTTTGGACTGGTCCCGACGAATTTGAACTTCACTTTAGATTCAATGCTGATGACGAAGAAGACTTAGAAGTAGTTATAGTTCTTGATCAAGATGAACTACGAGGATTGGTTAGATATCTTGATCAAAAACTTACTACTAATATGTTAAGGAATATGTAATGCACCAAGTAATAAATCAAGACTGTCTATCCTGGATGAAGTCGCAGGCTGATGGTAGTATAGATATCATAGTATCAAGCCCTCCTTATAATATAGGAATATCATATAATACATATGGTGATAAGATGACTCAAGAAGACTATCTACAATGGCAAAAATCAATATGGATAGAAGCCTGTAGAATACTCAAACCTAAGGGACATCTGTTTCTAAATATAGCACCAACACGAAAAGATCCTTTATTACCATTTAGAGTAGCAGATCAAATACCTTGGACTATACAAAATAGTATAGTATGGAGTAAATGTATAGAAATTGATGGGCATGTAAGAGGACACGGAGTAGTTACAACTAGTAAGAAGTATCTGCCTAATGGACACGAAATGATGTTCCACTTTACTAAGAATGGTGATACTGAAATAGATATAGCAAAAAGTTCAGTGCCTTATCAACCAGCCTGGGCTGCCGATAACGCAAAACGCACAGGTAGAAACTGGAGACCTACAGTTAATAACTGGCATATACCTTATGAAACTTGTGGTAGTTTCGGTGGTAATAAATCACAGGAACTCAAAGGTGAAAAAAAGCACCCAGCAATCTTCCCTAGAGAACTAGTTAGACATTGTTTGAATGTAGCAGGAGCACAGCCAGGACAAATCGTATATGATCCCTTCGGCGGAACTGGAACAACAATAGTAGTAGCTAAGGAAATGGGTCTAGATGGCATTACCACAGAAATTGATATTGACTATTACAATTTTATACAAGCAAGGATTGTGTAATGCTGGGCACAGATATATTAATGGCTAGGGCATTGCGTTGGGCAGTGGATGAACACGATCTAACTATTGACAGTTTAAAGACAATACCAGGTCCATTAAAGAATCAACTAATGGATCTAAGTGTTAGTGTTGCCGAGGATATGAAGTATAATCAATTAAAATACTTTAGACCATTTGATCATCAACGAGTATTCTTTAGAACAGGCACTAGCGAACGCCGAGGTATACTTGCCGCAAACCGTATTGGTAAAACAGTATCTACTTGCTACGAAACTGCTATGCACTTAACTGGCATATATCCAGATTGGTGGGAAGGACATAGATTTACTAGTCCAATAACTTGTATGGTAGCAGGTGAAGGCTGGAGTCAGGTAGCGTTAGTATTACAAAATGAATTGTTAGGAACACAAGATGTTAAAATTACTGAAAACTTGGGAACTGGTGCTATTCCTCGCGACTGTATCATTGTTGATACTATGCGAAATGATGGCGCCAACTGTATCGGCTGTGAGATTAAGCACGTGTCTGGCGCTAACAGTTATTTGCTTTTCGCTAACTATACTCAGGAAGTACGTCAACTACAAGGTTTCAAACTTAATCTCGCAGTCTTTGACGAACAACCACCAGATGATTTCTTCAGTGAGATCGTTACTCGTACAGCAACTACACAAGGAAAAGTTCTCTGTTCGTTTACTCCGCTCAAAGGACTCAACGGACTTGTCAGTAAATTCTGGAACCGAGAAGAAGGCTACGAATACATTAGAGTAAGTTGGGATGATGTTCCTGAATATGATCCTTGGGGTTTGCCATTCTTGTTAAAAGAAACTCGCAGACAATTGGAACGAGATTACTTGCCACATGAGCGTGAAGCACGTATTGCTGGTAAGCCTGTAATGGGTAAAGGCGCAGTATTCCAACTTGGTAACTGGCCTACATATAAATCCGGAGAGATTGATTTTACTCGTATGCCAAACATACATAGAGTTATTGCTCTTGACTTGGGTTTGGTCAATGATAAAACAGTTATAAGTTTAATGTATTGGGATCCATATGAAAAGACTGCTTACTTACATAGACAAATTGTTGTTCAAGGCGTTGAAGAAGCAGTGCCCACTCAGTATATCAATCATTTACTTCGTCCTGAAGTGTTTGGCACTCCTATTGTTTTACCTAGTGACGCAAGCACTAGTGGCAGATACACTATGAGTAGCACAAGCATACGCGAGTTGTTTGAACAATACGAATTAAATGTCTACGAAAAAGCAATTATGAATCCGCCTGACAATCAAGGTCGTGTTACTAATCACAAAGCATATGGTATCAACCAAATGCGTCAAATGTTAGAAGTTGGAAGTTTAATGGTCAACGAAAACTGCACACATTTCTTGAGTGAGGCAGGTAATTACTATGTAGATGAACGAGGCAGATTTAGTGACCCAGATGATTGTATTGATAGTGCTCGCTACGCTTTGTTGGCTTGCTTACAAGGAATAGCAGAACCCTGGGACAACAGAACTCCTCAACAGCGTATGATGGCTCAAAGAGACAGATACATTAAACCTGATGATTCAAACAAACCCGCTTGGAAAAAGACTTTCTCAGCACAATGATATTTGCTACAAAGGAACAAAATGAAATATCAAATCATAAACGGCAACAACATAGATGTCTTGAAGACATTCCCAGATAATCACTTTGACAGTATTGTCACAGACCCGCCTTATGGCATAGACTTCTTAGGTAAAAGTTGGGACGCAAACACAGGAGCACTTGAAACTTATCAAGAATGTCTAAGAGTATTAAAGCCTGGAGGACATATATTAGCCTTCTCCGCAGCCAGAACTTATCACCATCTTGCTATAACATTAGAACAAGCAGGCTTTGAAATCCGTGATCAAATAATGTGGATCTACAGCAGTGGCTTTCCTAAAAGTCAGGATGTTGGTAAGAGTATTGACAGAGCAGCAGGTAAGAAAGATCCTAACTATGGCAGTAAGAAAACAACAAAACAGGGCAATGAAACAGTTGGTGATTTTTCCTCAGGTGCTCGCTGTGGCAAATGTAATAGAACTTTTAACGCAGACATTATTAAAGACTGTAAAGAAGAGCCCTGTGGTATGCGTTATACACATCAAACAGAAGAAGCCAAGCAATGGGCAGGATGGGGCACAGCACTTAAACCAGCACACGAACCAATAGCACTTGCCCGCAAACCTATTAAAACTAGCATAGCAAAGAATTGTCAAACACACGGTGTCGGCGCGTTAAACATTGATGCAACAAGAGTGCCTTATGAAAGTGAAAAGGATAAAGCCAGCATTGACCATAAAGTTCCCACAGCAGCCTGGTCTGGACATACTATACAAGTAGATAGTTATGAAACAGGTAAGTTTGTCAAAGTTGAAACTAATGACAAAGGACGCTTCCCCAGCAATGTCCTAGGCGAGATCGCAGAACCCTATCAAAAGTATTTCTACTGCCCTAAAGTAAGTCGCAGAGAAAGACACACAGGATTTGATACTAGTATAATCCCAACAGATCCCAGCGGCAAGTTTGATAGAACAGAAGAACAGCAACTCAATGCCAATGAGCGTATTGAAAGCAAAGGTGTAAAAACTTACAAAGAAATGATTGAAGATATGGGCGGACATTATCTTGATACTGTAGGTAATCCACAAGATATTAATTTACCCAGCAAAGATCTTTGGTTGCCAGAAGATGGATATATCAAAGCACATACTCTAAAAGATGTTTATGAGCGTTGGTGTAAAAGACATAATAAACCTTTAATGAAAGGCAACAATCATCCCACAGTCAAACCCATTGAACTAATGAAGTATCTAATCAAACTTATTACACCTCCAGGTGGTAAGGTTCTAGATCCTTTTAACGGATCGGGCTCAACAGGCTGTGCCGCAGTAGAACTTGGACATGAATATGTGGGCATTGAACTTGATCCTAACTATGTAGAAATAGCAAAGACTCGCATAGAAGCATGGAATAAAGAAGATACAACATTTACGGAGATATTTGAATGACACCATTATTCATTTGTGCTATAGAAGATAATACTATGGTATTATGCGAAGAACACGCTAAAGTATTTGAAATTGCCGCAATGACAGCAATGACACCACATACTATCTATGAATTAGAAGACACAGACACTGGCTATCATTGCCATGCTTGTAACTTAAAAGAAACAATAGACGAAATGAATCGTCCTAAAATTATATTACCTAACTAAGGAGATTATTATGGGTAAAGGCAGTAACAGACGTAATGAAGATATTAAAAAAGTATGGGACAACTGGGACACTATCTTCGGCAAAAAAGATAAACAAGAAGAATCCAACAAAGAACAGCTTCAACAAGATGAGCCTACAAGCGAACCTACTAAAGAAAACGCTAAATAATACATTAGTTAAGGAAAACCCATAATGTTGGATATAAAAAATATACCCGTTGAATTCATCAATCAAAATCGCAAACTCAATGCTAACTTTGTTAGAATGAAGAATTTGATGGATGTTAAGATGGCTAGTTATCTACGCTATCTAGGCACAAAAAACGCTGTAAACAGAGCCAGTGATTATCACTACTTGTGCCTTGCTGTTACAGATTCAACTGCACCAGTAAATGGTATTGATTATATCCATCCTAGCGTAAAGCCAGTTGTGGATTATGCCACAGCAGTTATTGCCAAAGGACTTATGCCCAATGGCGAAATTAATTTTGAATTCGTAGCAGACAATGAAGATGATGAAGTAGCGGCACGTCAAGCCACTAACATGGTATCTAAAATTGTTAACCAAATGAATGATCCGCACTTTATTCTAGAGCGTTGGATTATGGATGCTGCCATGCACAAAAATGGTATGATGATGATCAAACCAATTCGTGAAAACATTACTCGCTATGTTGAAACAGAAGGCACATTGGAACAACTACGTGCATTTGAACAGCAAGCCGCTGATTCTGGACTAACAACACTACGTCAAGGCAAAAAGCAAACTGGCGTAATGATGGATAAAGTTCTAGCAGAAGTTACACAGTTGTTAGGTGACCAAAAGAAACAATTTACAGAAGACATGATTAACAGTCACGTTGAACGACTACGTGAATTACCTGAAGAAGGTGATGTTGAATCAATGGCTTTTGAACAACAAGAAATGATGCAGGGTCAAGTTGAAGGACAAGAAGAAATCCTTAATGACGCTATCAAACGCAACACAATTTACAAAGCCAAATATAAATTAACTGGTTATAGTATCAATATTAAGTTTGTGCCAATTGCACAGCACTATTGGATCTGTGATCCTACTGTGCCAGAAATGAAAGATCAACCATTCTGCGGTTATTATGATCCAATGACAATTCAAGAAGCCACAGAATTATATCCAGGCATTGATCTTGAACAATTCCGTGAACACGCTGAGTACAACATGAATGGTGCTTACCAAGCAGGTTCAGTGTTAAACAATTTGGCTATTCATGCTCGTGATTCTGTGCCAGTTATGGGTATTCCAGTTAGTAGTGCCGCATCAGCAGATCCAGATTCAAGACAAGTCAGTATTGTCACTGTTTGGAACAAATATGACATTGACGGTGATGGCGAATTAGAACTAGTAGAATTGATTTATTCGGGCAGTTATATTATCAGTGCCCGTGAAGTAGAATTTATCCCAGTTGCTAATATGTGTCCAAAACCATTACCAGGCAACTTCTATGGAATGAGTATTGCTGAATCGGTCATTCCTATGCAGGAATACAACACATCAGCGGCACGTGCAGAAATTCAATTAGGTCTATTAACTGCTACTCCACGTATTGGTGTTAAACCAGATAGACTAGACTTTGAAATGTTACAAGATGGCGAAAGTGCTATCTTTATTTTAGATTCAAAGTTTGATCCTGCCAAAGACATATATCAAATTCCAGCACCAAGTGGCAATCTTGCTTTCTTGGAAACAGCTATGAATCGTATTCAACAAGATACAATGGCTATGGTTGGTATGACTACGCCTACAGATGTATTCAATCCAGAAGTTATGGCACCAGGCAACAGCGGTGTTAAACTACAAATGGCATTGACACCAAACCAAATTATTCAAGACAACACAGTTCGTAATGCCGCAGAAGGTTTGAAAGCCGCATTATGGTTAGTATGGCGCACATTAATTCAATATGGCGATGACTATGGTGTTAAGCGTTTAGCCAGTGACAGTCACCCAGACAAGCAACCAGTATTTTTGGACTATGCCGCTTGGGATGACATGAACTTCTGTGAACGCAAGCAATTACACTTAGAATTAAGCATTGGTATGATGAGTGAAGAAAACGCATTAGGTCGTTTACAGATCATTCAAAAGTGCCAAAATGAATTATATCAAGCAACACAGGGTATGGTTGCTAGTGGCACATTAACTCCTGAAATATATCAAAAGATTAAGAAGCCATTTGCTGATACGCTATATGTGTTAGGTGTCAAAGATTGTGATACTTACTTGCCAAGCGATGAAGAAGTTCAAGCAATGATCAAAGCAGGTCAAGAAGCAGCCAAGAACAAAGAGCCAAGCCCAGATGATAAAGTTAAATTATCTAATGCTAACCTAAATGATATTAAAGCAAGACAAATAGAAATGGAAGTTGCTGGTCAAGATGCTGAGAGCCAATTGGACTTTATGGCAATGGCCGCAGGCGATCCAAAAGTATATTCTTAAACACTAAATAAACTTATATAGAAAAGAACAGCAATGATAGAAAATAATACAGTGGATTTTTATAATTCAAGACTAACAGTTGACATGAGTCAGCCCAGTAAGTTAACAACATCTCAAAAGGATCAAGTTAAACATTATGGTAGTCAAGCAGAAGCATTGTTAAAGAACCGTGATTTAGCAATGTTTGTGCATCATTTTAAATTCAGTCTAGCTGATGAATTAGCGTCCATTCGCAGTCATCAACCAGACGACAATGCCAAGAGAGTTGCCATAAGCAATGAACTTGCAGGCATTGATAATTTTGTGAATAGCCTTAAAAGAGCTGTTTACTTAAAAAACCGTATCGTAAGCACTAACGAAGTGCCCGATACTAATTAAGGAAAATAAATGGAAACAACGATAAGTCCTAACACCGATACTGGTGCGGCCACTAATCAAAGCGCAGTCCCGAGTTTGGATTCAATCGCTGCTAAAATGACCGCAATGCGCGAACAGACATTGCGTAATCAAATTGGACAGCAACCAGAACAAACTGCAACAGGTCAAGATCTATCGGCAGATGAATCAAGCCCTGTGGCTCCCAGCGAACCTGGTGCCGAAGTTGATGATACAACAGCCGAATATGAAGCCAGCGACAATCAAGAAGCGGATGCCCCTGAAGAGGTAAGCACTGATAGTAATGATTCTACAGCTAACGAATTAATTGATTTCGTAGAGTTCGCAGAAACGAACCCTAATGCCAAATTCAAGTTTATGAAGAATGGTAAAGAAGTCGTAATTGATGCTAAGAAAGCCGCAGCCATACTAGGTCAAGGATCAGCAATACACGAAGAAGCAAGACAGTTAAAAGTTGAACGTGCAGAGTTTGACGAGTATTTAAATGAAACTCGTGCCAAACAAGAAGGTTTAACTCTAGCAATGGAATTTACTGTTCAGCCAAAGTTGCAACAAGCCTATGATGAGATTCTTAAAACACAGAATTATCAAACTACGTTTCAGCAACAATTAGCTAGAACACAGGATCCTGCAATGAGAGCAAGGATACAAGCTAGTATGCAACAGAATGAACAATACATTCGCCAACAGCAAGCCGTCATAGGACAGATTGCTCCAGCAGTGGAACAGTTCAAAGAAGTACGCAAACAGCAAGTAGCCGAAAGATTAGAGCAGGCACGCAAGGGCTTTACAGACAAAGAGTTGAAAAACGAATATGTCTATAATGAACTACGTGAAAAAGTCGCTAAGATTTGGCCCATGGCTAAACAAGAAATCATTCCTGGTATTCCAAACATTGATCTAATTAGCAGTGATGAAAATCTACTTGCTTTAGTTAGAGATGGATTGCGTTATAGAGACAAACCAACTACTAAATCTGCTGGTAATTCAATGGCTGCTCTTACACAACGCAAAGGTGCATCTACTGGTAATAAAGCCAATGATGATCTAAGCAAACTTCGTGAACAAGCCAAGAGCGGTGATAAAAAAGCCGCTGACAATCTGCTAATGCAACGATTACAGAGTATTCGTAGCGGCAGAGGTTCAAGATAAACCATTATTAAAGGAATAATAAAATGGCAGAAATTACAACAAGTCAAATTGGTAACGGCACTACAGCATATGGTAGCGACATCGTTGTCAAAGATTTGGACCTAGATGTGTCCAATAGAGTAAAAGATGATACGCCTATTCTAAATATGGCTATGTCTAAAAAGCGTAAAGTTAACTCAACTTTGCCTTTGTGGACAGATGACATCTATCGCACTCCAGCAGTTCAAGCGCAAGTTGAAGGTGCCGCTGTTTCTACAGCAAACGCAGAATCTAACCAACGTTACAACTTAGGTAACTACACACAGATTTTCAGCACAGTTATCGCATCTAGCGGCACAGCACGTGCAGTTATGCAAGCTGGTGGAGATCCTCAAGCGTTAACTTTAGAAAGCGCCCTTACAGCGTAAGCTGTATTGAATAACTCTGTGAAAACGGTGAAACTCTTAGCAAGTAAAGTTGAAGACAATACCGTGCCAAGCCCAAGTAATTGGGAAGGTGTAACGACTAGAACGTAAGTTCGTAGGGTCAAGTGACCCGAAGTGCAGAGAATCCCAAGTGGATTGTGAGATAGTCTAATCTATATGGAAACATATAGCAGCCCAAAAGGCGGTAGTAGAAGTAACGAATCTATTGCGAATATAAATGATCAAGAAGTAAAACAACTTATTGAATTGATGTTTGACGTTGAACTTCAATTAGTTCGTAACGACCAAATCGGCACTAAGTATGCTGGTCAAACAGGTAGCGCCTCTGGTCTACCAAGTGGTCAAACTGGTCGTCGTATGGGTTCATTGGCATCTTTCGCAGGTACAATGAGTTTCAATACAACTAGTGGCACATTGAGTGGTTTGGATACATTCGCTAATAACGAAGATACAGACAGCGCAACTCAAATCTCTAACGCTCTACGCATTTACGCTAACGGTAGCTACTTCTACAACGGCACATTTACTAATGAGTATTTTAGCCCAGCATTGTATAAGCAATTAGTTACTACAGCTGAACAGCGTTATAACGCTAAGATCCGCACAGTTGTTGCTCCTACAAGTCTACGCACTAGTTTAAGTGACAACATGCCTCAGTCAAGAGGTATTAACCGTGTTGATTCTGCACGTGGTGATACAATCCAGACTTATGAAGGCGACTTTTCTTACACTTATGAAATCTATGATTCTTGGATTATGGATCAAAGCGGTGTTGCTAACAGCATTTACTTCTTGAACGAAGATGTTGTTCAGTGGGGTAGTTTACGTGACCTAGGACCCAACAATGAAGTCTTTTCAAATGCTGATGCCTCTTTGGATCAGTTCATTATGGAAGGCACATTGATTGTTCGTAACCCAGCTGGTGTTGGTATGTTGAATAACATCACAGCAGGCACAACAGCCCAGGCTTCATTGCCAGGCGCTCGTCCAGCCGCATTGGTAAGCCGTGTCAACTTTGGCGCAGGCGACGTTACACCTTAATCTGTAATAAGATTTTAAGTAACACAAAAGGGGCTTTATTGCCCCTTTTTGTTTATCCTTTGTTTGTATAGCATAAATACTAATTATGAACGATATCAATAGACCCGAATATCTGGACGACACAGATCCAGAAAAGAACTATGATTTTTATCGCCAAGATCATGGCGGTATGATTACTAATCACAATGGCGTAGCAGACAAGTTATTAACCAATGACAATCTGTATAGAAACATGAAAGGTGATTGGCGTCGCAGTGAATATAACAAAGGTGGTAATATCAAAGTTACTACTGGTCGTGAAGATGGCAAGTTCTTTATTACTCGCGAACAACAAAACATTGAAGAAATCAAAGAGCGTGTAAAGAATTATAGACATGCCGCAGAATTAGGTATTCCAGATCCAATGGCACCTATAGGTGATGATGGTAATCTTACTTGGAAATGGATGGAACTACCCACTGTTATCAGTATTCGTATCAGCGACCAATACTTTGGTGGCATTCCATGGAATGCATTAAAAACAGATAGAACTATGAAAGCACAGTTCTACAGAGTTGTTGAACGGGAATATCCAGAGTATGTTTGTTATCCAGGAGGGAAATTACCAATCCCAGTTGCTGTGCCATATCCGCAACGAACAGGTTAAATTAAGGAACTGAAATATGTATGTAATCCCAACAGGCGATGATCTAGTAACTTTTATCAAAGATTTTACTGGTAGCACTAATGATGAAGAAATAAAAAAATGTATCTTCATGGCAGAAATGTCCATGCGTAACATTGAACTGCCTGCCTTACGCAGTGATCCATATGCCATAGAAAACATTGGTGTAGCTGATGAAAATGGGCGTATTCCAATTCCTGGTGATATGAATAAACCAATCTTGTTTTTCAAACAAGGACAGCAAGTAACTACTACGGCTACTGCTACAGGTACAAGTGGACAATATACAATCACATTAACATCAACTCCAGCACAGACAATATCAAATGGTATGATTGTCAGTGGCACTGGTATTGCTCCAAATGCTACTATCAGTAACGTAGGCACAGGTATTAGTGGTGGCACAGTTACACTTGATATTGCTAACACAGGCACAGTAAGTGGCACTATAGTATTTTCAACAACAGGCAATCAAAGCAGCCAAACAGGTCCTTGGATTGTTTATGACCGTATTGGTGATAGAGATATTATTACACAGTCAATGATTGCACAGTTATACTTACAACCAGTTAACGTGCCCGCAGTTATTCGCGGTAAGTTCAGTGAAGTCTATGACAAATATCAATTCTTGCCTTACATTGCCGAAGGCGATTTGATTAACATGTATTACTACAAAGCATGGCCTTTGTTGTTTGCTCCAGTTGATGATGTAGTTGTTAGCACAACAGGCACAGTTGGCAGTGTAGCAGGTTCTGGTCCTTGGACAGCAACTATTACAGGTATGTCTAGCACAGTTAGTTTGACTGTTGGTGCAGAAATTTCAGCAACAGATGGAACAGGCAGTATTGGCAGTGGCGTTATTACAGTAACCAGCGTTATTGGTAATGACACAATTACAATCAGTGTAGCCGCAGGTGGATCAACACCAATTGCAGGTGATGTTACAGATATTACATTAATCAATCAAACAGTTCAAAATAACGCAGTGTTGCAAACTTGGCCTGAAGGTTATGTTTACTCTACACTACGTGAATATTACATCAAACGACACAATGCCGAAGATGCCGCAATATATCAACAAAAATTCCAAGATGCTTGGAACATTGTTGAAGATCAAAACAATCTTGGCAAGTGGAGTGGTGGACACACAAGATTAACATCAGTATGGCAACCCCGACAGTATCGCCAATACAACATTAAGTAAGGAGCGACAATGTCAAACAATACTAGTTTATTCGGCACAGCAACAACAACAGGTCAAGTTGAATCTAAAAACTTTACAACACTATACAGCGGAGCAGCCAATGCTATTCCAGTATCAGTAGTTGGTAATACAACTTATGAAATTGCCAGCGGCGGTGTCGCTGGTGGTGCAAATTTAAATCTTATTGGCAGTGATGCCAGTATTGACTCAGTTAAATTTGCATCAGGATTAAACATTACAGTTTCAAGCACAGACGCTAATACAATCCAATTAGAAGGTGTTAGTTATAATATTGCCGCAAGTGCAACAACAGGCGGTGCTAATTTCAATTTAACTGACAGTAATGCAGTTACAGATACTATTAAGTTTGCTGGTTCTGGTGGAACAACAATTACATATACAGATGCTAATACTATTACAATTAGTAGCACTGGTAGTGGTGGTGCAACAAGTTTAGGTAACTTAAGTGATGTAACATTAACCAGCCCCACAGTTGGTAATTTCTTATATTACAATGGAACTAAATGGGTAAACAGTGATACAATTGCTACTACCATTGCGGCAAATCGCCCTGTGTTCCAATATGATAATTCAACTGCCGGTGTTAACAATGGTATTTTTATACGCAAGAATTATGGTGCAACTCCTTATACTACCAATGATGGCACTGGTGTTGCATTTCAATTAGACAGCGACAGTCAAGTAACAAACCAATATGCTAGTATTAATGCAACTTGGGATGCTACTGCTCCTGCTATCAATCTTCTTACTAATATTAATAACAATGCAACAGGTCCATTCATTAATGTAGGTAGTTTTTCAACAGCATTAGCAACACTAAAAGGTGATTTAACTGTTCAAGGTGGAACACTAACATTAAATGGTTCAACCAGCGGCACAGTGGCATTAAATGCTCCTGCTATTGCTGGCACTCAAGATTATACATTACCAACTGCATATCCTGCAAGCAATGGTTATGCATTAGTTAGCACAACAGCGGGCGTTATGTCATGGGCTGCTATTCCTGGTGGCGGCGGTTCTGGCACATTTGGTAACATTACAGTTGCAGTTGTTGATAGCAATACAATTTCTACAACAACAGGTAATTTAAAATTAGACAGTAACAGCGGCACTATTGCAATGAACGTGCCAACAATCACTACAGATGCAACTACACTAGCATTGTTCAATACTACAGCAACAACCGTAAACGCATTTGGTGCAAGCACAACAACTAACATTGGTAATAGTGCAGGCACAGTTAATATTCCCGGCGGATTAAATGTTGACAGCGGCACACTATTTGTTGATAGAACAAATAACAGAGTTGGTATTAACAATGCAAGTCCTGCATATGAATTACAAATTGGCAGTAGCGCAGATGCTTTAAGTCAATTTGCAATGACTAACAGTGAACGCACAGCAATATTTACTAGCAACACTGGTGATGATTTGTTTAGTTTCAATTATAATAGCGCAAATAGACTGCAATTTGATTTATCAAATCAATGGTTTAATTCTGGCAGATTAGGTGTTAACACTGCTACGCCAGGTTATACATTGCATGTTAATGGCGATGCTTATGTTAACAGCAATTTAACTGTGCATGGCTCAACTATTCTTGGCAATAATTACATTACAGATTCAACAACTGTTACTGGTAATTTTAATGTCATCAACAACAGCATATCAAACTTATATGTAGATTATGCTACAGGCAACGTTGGTATCTTTAATACTATACCAGCGTATCCATTAGATGTTAATGGTATTATTAATACAAACAGCAGTGTTGTTTGTGCTGATGTAATTGTTGATGGCATTTCAAGTTATAATACCCAAACAACTACAACAACTTCTACTACACCAGTTTCAATCAGTGGAACTACTCGCGTAAGTCAAAAGGTTGTTATTAAAATTATTGACAATGTTACAGGCGAATTGCATGTGCTTGAAGCATTGGCATTCCGCAAAGGAACAACAGCATATCTAACAACTTATGCTGAAATGTATACGAATACCGCATTAGCGACATTCACAGCAGATGTATTATCAGGAAACACTAGAATCCTTGCTACACCTGCAACTACTAATAATACCACATTTACAGCAGTGCGTATTACATTAGATTAATATAGGGATTGTGTGAACTATGAGCAACGAAAAATTTAAAGTCAAATTTGGTCTAGCAGTTGGTGATACAACTGCTACAATTGATGCCGCAACAGGCAATATTGTAACTGCTGGTGATCTAGCAGTTAATGGTGGTGATATTACCACAACTTCAACTGGCACTGCCAATTTGTTTAATACAGGTGCACCTGATACAATTAACATTGGTAACAGCGCAGTAACGGAAGTTAACCTAGGTGGAACAACAACTGGTCGTGTGCAAATCAAACCAAATACTATTGTTGGTGCACAAACAACCCAAAATGTTTTCAACACAGTAGCAACAACTGTAAATGCATTTGGTGCTGCCACAACAACTAACATTGGTAACGCAGGTGGTCCTGCTGGTAGTGCAGTTCCTGGTGCAGTTAATTTGGCTGGTAATGAATTCATTGCTAATAACTATGTTAAAGGTGCTATTCGTGATTCTACTACTGCATTAAATGGTGATGCATGGAGTTTTAGTAATGGCACAGGTGGCCGTGCTCGTGGCTTAACAATTGACAACAGCATTGATACTACAAAACGCCCAACAGCAGTATTGCGAGCATATGGTGGCGGTCTAGCAGGCGGTAATCCAGTTGCACCTTTCATGGGTGAAACTGCTAGAGGTAGTGCCGCAAGTCCTACAGGCTTATTGGCAGGTAATGCATTGGTTAACTTCTTTGCTGGCGGTTATGCAGATACCAGCGTAGGTGGTGCAAACCCTGGCTGGGTCAGTGATACTACAGGTAATGTTCCTGCAAGTATGAGTTTTGGCACACAAGAAGATTGGACCAGTGGCACTAGCAATCTTGGCACAAGATTTAGAGTTAACCTAGCACCAACAAGTTCAGGCGTTACTACTCAAGTGACCATGGAATTAACTCC